TACATTAACTACAATGGTCCTCGTTACAGAACTGTGCCACTAAGCAGATTGATAGACGAACCAGATGTAATTCTCAATGAACACACATATTGCAGAGCAACACTAGACATCAACATCAGTTATGAAGAAGCAAGTTTTATTAAAGAAACTTTTAGCCAACAGTACAACGTTAGAGAAATAGCGTTGATCCCCAGCAAAAAGGAAGAACACGCTCAGGATTGGAAAGTTGTAGACGATATTGAGGTTGAAAATGTAGACCAAATCGTGTATAATAGTTTAAACGCTGTAGACAGCGATATGATAGACAAAAAGATACTAGTAGACATTTATAATTCCCTATGATTACACTTAAAGATATTACCATAAAGAATTTTATGAGTGTTGGTAATGTAACGCAAGCTGTGCGATTTACTGACAACGGACTAACACTTGTACTAGGCAATAACCTAGACCTTGGAGGTGACGGAAGTCGCAATGGTACAGGAAAAACAACTATTATTAATGCATTATCCTATGCTATCTACGGTAATGCGCTAACTAATATACGCAAAGACAACCTTGTTAACAAAACCAATAGCAAACAAATGTTAGTAACATTGGATTTTGAAGTAGAAGGAGTCAAATATCGTATTGAACGAGGTAGAAAGCCTAATGTGCTTAAATACTATGTCAACGAACAAAATGTTGAAGAAGATGAAGCACAAGGTGAGAATCGTCAAACTCAAGCACAAATAGAAAAACTGTTTGGTATGAGTCACGACATGTTCAAACATATCGTTGCACTAAACACATACACAGAACCATTCCTCAGTATGAGGGCAAATGATCAACGTGCTATTATTGAGCAGCTATTAGGCATAACAATGCTCAGTGAAAAAGCAGAGGTTCTCAAAGAACAGCAAAGGCTGACAAAAGATGCGATCAAGCAAGAAGAATATAGAATTAGCGCAGTTGAAGAAGCAAATTCCAGGATTGAAAAAAGTATTGGTGATTTGGAACGCAGACAAAGAATTTGGTGTAATAAACAAGCATCGGATATCCAGGACATTGAGCAACAAATCAACACCCTCCAAAAGATAGACATACAAATTGAACTCAACAATCATGCACTGTTGAGTGATTACCTCGAAAAGAAACAACAGATAAACACACTAGAATCTGAGATTATCAAATTAGAAACTGCTATCACTAGAGAGAAAAAGCGTTTAGAAAAAGCGCAGAAAGATTTGCTAGCAACTGAACAACACGAATGCTATGCATGCGGTCAAAAGATTCATGACGAAAAACACAGTGAGATACTCAAAACAAAACAATTGGCTGTGGCAGAATCACAAGACTTGATAGACAATGACTTTACACTAAAAACAGAATACCAAGCAGCATTGGTTGATCTAGATGAACTTGGGCCAATGCCTGTTACACACTACAACACATTGCAACAAGCACTAGAACATCAAAACACTGTAAACAACTTAAAAGCAGAAGCTGAACGTATTGCTAATAACACAGACACATACCAAGAGCAAATTGATGCACTTAAAGAAACAGGCATGCAGGAAATCAATTGGGATGAAATGAACAACTTGAATGTTCTAAAAGATCATCAAGATTTTTTGTACAAACTGCTTACAAACAAGGACAGTTTTATTCGCAAACGTATCATTGAACAAAATTTACAGTACTTGAATTCAAGACTTGCTTATTATTTGACCAAATTGGGTTTGCCACACGAAGTTGCATTCCAACCAGATTTAACTGTAGAGATCACTGAGCTTGGCAGAGAATTAGACTTTGACAACTTGTCAAGGGGTGAACGCAACAGACTGATACTGGGTTTAAGTTGGAGTTTTAGAGATGTATTTGAAAGCATGAATACACCTGTAAATTTCCTTGCTATTGATGAATTGATTGACAGCGGTATGGATACAAACGGTGTTGATGCAGCACTAAGTGTTCTCAAAAAGATTGAACGTGAACGCAACAAAAACATCTTCCTAATATCACACAGAGATGAACTAGTAGGTCGTGTAAACACCATACTACAAGTTATCAAAGAAGGTGGCTTTACTACGTTCAGCACAGACACGGAGTTTGTAGATGCAAAATAAACATGAATGGTGGACACATTATTGTTTGAAAAAAAATGATAATGTGAGTTTTCTTAAAGAAGATGATTGTGACTGGTGCGGAGAACGGTATCAAGAACCAGGTGTAGTAGCCCATCCTCAAGAACTATTAACAAAAAAGATCTTACCTCCAGATATATTTTACAAGGTGTTTAGTAATGGATCCTGATGACGAATACGAATACAATATAACGGATATTAACATACACAGTTTCAATAACAAAGCTGACAAAGGTGATGATGATTTTGAAAGTTGGATGATGAACGAAGCGCCATTTGTTACAACTAATACAATGTCAGACACAACTGTGAACATATCAGACTACACAACCAGTACAATTGACATAAGTTCATTGACATCAGGAAATGAAACTGTTACATTTAACACAAGTGTAAACAGCAATAATATCAAACGACTACAGTATTCTATGCCAATTGACATATTACACAAATGGTTTCCCAATGAAATAAAGAAAGATGAATTAAATGACGATATTCCTTTTTGATGTAGACGGCACACTAACAGATGCTCGCAAACCCATTGATCCAGACTTTAAAGAGTTTATGTTTGAATTTATGAATCGACATCATTGTGTCATTGTTACTGGCAGTGATAGGCCAAAAACTGTGGAACAGATTGGTTTAGAGCTCACAAACACATTTCACAAGGTATATCATTGTAGCGGCAACCATGTGTTTATTGGCAATCAAGAACACCATAAAAATACATGGAAACTGTCAGACGAACAGTATAGTTTTTTAGAAAATTTAATAGACAGTATAGATTACAAAGAAAAAACTGGTAATCATATAGAGCAAAGAACAGGCACTGCAAACTTTAGTATTTGTGGAAGAAATGCCAATTGGGATCAAAGAGAAAAATATAAGTTGTGGGAAAAACAACATCAAGCTAGGAAATTTATTGCTGAAACATATAATAACACATTCTCTGACAGTATTGCACAAGTAGCAGGAGAAACCAGTCTCGATATTTTTCCAGTAGGTTGCGACAAAGGACAAGTTCTAAACGACTACAAAAATTCGAAAACTATCTTTTTCGGAGACAACTGTTTTCCTGGAGGAAATGATCACAGTGCGGCACAAGCCAGCACACATTATCACCAAATTGACAACGGTTACAAACAAACTTGGGAAATCTTAAAAAATAGGTATTTTTAGGTTGACTTTTCGTATTTTCGGCATATATAGTTGTTGCTATATATTAACATGCAATGGACTTATCAAGGCACAACCGTAGATGAAATACCTGAAGGATATATTGGATTTGTATATCTAATTACCAATCTCACGAATGGCAAAAAATACATCGGCAAAAAACTATCACAGTTTAAAGTTACTAAAAAACCACTCAAAGGCAGAAAAAACAAAAGACGTTCAACTAAAGAAAGTGACTGGAGAACCTATTGGGGAAGCAGTGACAAGTTGAATGAAGATGTACAAGAATTAGGCCCAGATAATTTTACCAGAGAAATACTGTACTACTGCACCAGCAGAGGCGAATTAAGTTACTTAGAAGCCAAAGAACAGTTTGACAGGCAAGTATTACTAACAGATGAATACTACAATGGCATTATAAACGTCCGAGTGGGCGGGTCCAAGGCACTAGTAGAATCTTTAACCAGACACCAGTCATAATATAGCCTCTTTGTATAAAGCATTGAGATTGTTCGCATCACAGCGGGCTGTCAGATCTTGCTTGAGGCACATGAACCAAAAGAGTGGGCTCTGTTGAGCTATTACAACCCACGGGTATTGCTAGATTAGTTGCCGTTATTTGCAATCTAGTAGCCTGCGTTGAAAGCGGCGAGTAAAGGGGTCGAGCACAACCGCCTCTGCCTATATGGTTTCGCTAATAACGGTGCGCTTGGGAGCGGGGTAATGACCTTAGCTTTTTTTGCA